CTCTGTCCGAGGCTCGAAGCCACGTTCAAGTTGTTCTGTGCATCGTTCAGCGAGTTCTGGAAAGCCTGCTGCCAGATGTTGCCAGCCTGATTCGCCACCGCCGTACTGATGTCCTTGTTCGTAGCCGAACTCTGGAGTGCAGCACCGGCCCCACCCTGCATCGTCTGCATAGTGCGGTCGAGCATCTGCTGCATCTGCGGGTTCATATAGTCATCGACATTCTCGATACCAGCGTTCTGCTGGCCAAGTGCGATGTCCCCTGCCTTGGAGGTGTTCTTTTGGGCACCTGCCATCAGCTTGTCGTAGGCCGTGAGGTTCGTCCCCAAGTCCCGCCCCTTTGCTGCGGTCGCAAGTGCGTTGAGGCTACCTGCCAAGTCGGAGTCCAACTGGGAGTCGGCTTTCTTCTGGCCCTCTTCCATCGCCTTGTGGGCACGGTCTGCCGCTTCGGAGTCCGTGAGACCGAGAGCGTCGGTCACGCTGTTAGCTGCTTTTACCCATCCGTTTGCCATTAGTACACTCCATATCCACGGTTGATGCTGTCGGCGATAGCGGAGCGGTCATCGTCACCGATTTCCAGACCGTTACGCATATCAGCCATATTCTGCTGGCCCTGCTGGTAAGCGTTGGCCATCGAGTTAGTCGCCTGCTGACCACTGTTGTTCTTGTTCTGCAAGGCGTTAAGAGCTGTTCCTACGAGAGCTTGCCACATAGTTTCTCCTTATGCGTCGTTGAAAGTTGTTACTGCCGGGCGTGGAGCAGGGGCCGTAGTGTTCACGGTCTGCTTGTCCGTCTGTTGCTGGTGGGGTACGGCCTGCTGGAACGGGAGCGTGTTGTCAGGCTGCGAGACCGGAGCAGGAGCCTGTGCAGTTTCCGCAAGCGAGCTTTCGACTGACTTGGCGTTCTCGTCCGCAAACAGATTGAGAGCGTTGTTGATTCGTTCGTCCGAAATGAGCGGAGTGGATTCCGCCTTGATGTCGTTGAGAATCTTGACTGCCCCATCGTAGTCGCCCTTTGCCAAGCAGTCGTCGAGGATTGCCATATAGGCTTCCTGCGTCTGCTTCTGTTCTTCGCTCCACTGCTTCTGTGCGATTTCCAAGCGTTTCGTGCGTTCGGTCTGGTCGATAAATTCTCTCTGGCGTTCGAGACGCTGCGTGGCCTGCAAGCGTAGAAGTGCGATTTGCGTGTTCTGCTGCTCGATTGTCTTGTTAAGCTGCTGGACGGTAGCCTGCAACTGGAGAACCTGCGGAGACTTGAACGGGTCTTGCTGGAAACTTTCGGCGAGCTGCTCCTTGGTGGACTTCGGGAGGTCTGCTATCGCAAGCATCTGGATGACGAAGCCCTGCGTGTTCATACCGCCCTCTTTCGCAAGCTGGTATAAACCGGCAAGTTCTTTCTTTTCCTTTTCACGGTGGACACTCTCGATGAACCCACCGAGTATTACAACCTTGTCCTTGACCCCATTGATAAGCATATTGATGACACGATACACTTCCTCGATGGAGTCAGCCATACGGCTCAAGTAGAGATTTGCGATTGCGTCCTTGACTTCATTACGGGCCACGACTTCTTCACGGGTTGCCGCTTCCGAACCGGATGCCACAGTGGGTCCTAGCATATCGCCGACGACACCTTTCCACAGTGTAAAGGCGTTGATGAGGAACTGGTTATCGTGTTCAAGAATCTGAACCGGAGGGATGTCGTTTCCGTTGGAGTCCACATTATCGACTTCACGGGTGCCGCTGTTCTTCCAGCCCTCCTTGTGGTTGGCGATTGCGTCACTGCGTACGATGTAGTTGTCGTCGGTCTGCGTGGCAGTACGGGTCTGAATCTTGGTGGCCGCAAGTGTCATAGCTTTCATCACGCTTCCCATCTGGTAGTAGATGCCACGGTAATGATAACGCTTGTCAGCAAGCTCGATGCGTTCACCCACGAAGCGGATGACCGGAAGCCTGTCCACATTCGGGAGTTCGTACGGCGTGGGCTTGTACGGGTCAGTGTCGTAGAAGTCCATCCAGAACTTCCCATCCTTGTCCTTGTGGTAGTGGGTCACCTTGACACGCTCGCTGCCAGCGTCGAAGTCCACGTAGGTAGAGAGGAAGCTGCAATCGAGCAACTCTTCGCCCTCCACTTTCGGGACGATTTCAAACACGAGGATTTCAGTAGAGTCCGCAAGTGTCGGGTCGTCCCCGTTGTACATGATGTAACGGGAGTCGATGGGCTTGACTACCGGCTGGCCGTCCTTGATACCAACTGCCACGAAAGCGTAGCCGTCGTTGAGGACATCCATATAGGTCTCTACAAACTGCGAGTCCAGTCTGGCGTTGATGCCCATTTCAGCTAGGCCGTCATCCTGCGGACGGTAAGGGGCGGAACTCAATTTCGATACTTGAGTGGTGATGAAAGTGCGGACGATGTTCACGATGACAAGCGGGTCATCGGAGATTGTCGCCCAAGTTGCGTAGTCCTTGTCGCCCAAGTTACCGGCGGCGAGGGAACGGCTGATGTCGAGAGCAGTGCGGTCGAACTGCTTGTAAGATAGCTTGGAGTTGAATTTGTTTAAGACTTCTCGGAGGTCGTATTTGGGCATACCACGAACTTCTCCATCAGGCTTGTTTTGACATCTTCGATGTCCTCTGAACGAAGTTCAGGTTCTGTTCCGCTGGTGTTGTTAATCTTGTTGATAAGGGCCATAGCCTTTACCTGCACACCAGACTTTGTATGGAAGTCGTCGATTGTCTCTTGGAGTATGTCGATGACTTCCTTTGCCGGAATAGCGGAAATTTCGTACAGCAGCTTACAAGCCTCGACCCTCGTAGCCGGTGGGCTATCAGAGTTACGGGCTATGTCAATAAGTGTAGCTGTGTTCTTGCTATCGAGCATAGGATAAATATACTTTATTTCGACTCAAGTGTAACAAGCTCCTCGGCAGTTTTTTGACCGTAGGAGTCCTCGGACACTTTGGAGATTACCACTTGTTCCTTGTGCGGGTAGATGTCCACTTTGAGGAAAAACAGCTCCAGTGTTATATGTTCGTCCACTCCCAGAGGTTCGCCCTTGGAGTTGTTAAGTACTTGCTGGCACGAGAAGTTGCCTTGTAGGGCACGGGCCAGTTCTTCGTGGGAGTATTGACCTGACAGTTTCATACTGACTTTCCTTTGGTTACAAAAAAAAGCCCACTGGCCAGATGACGAACTGACCAGCAGGCTCCCAATGAACCACTTAACAGGGGTTAAGCTTCTTCTTCATCTTTCGGATTTTCAATCAAGTCATCCGGCTGGTAAGTCTTGACGCTCACGATGCCAGTTTCCTCGTCCTTTTCCTTGTTCTTGACAAGGGTGAGATAGACGAGCTTGCCGTAAGCACCAACCTTTTTGTACGGAGCGAAAGTCTCCGTGCCGTCCGGAAGCTTGGTCTTGCCAGTGTAAACGATGTCCATAACGGACTGGTCGTCGCTGGCCTTGATACGGGTGATGTTGGAGTACTTCCCGTCCTTGGAGCGTTCAAGGAAAATCTTGAGCGGCGTAGTCCAGAGCTTGCCACCGTCTTCGTCGTCAGTGAGGAACGCTTCGAGGTTCGCAAATTCTACGAACAAGTGTGCCATCTTGGACTTCTCGTTGTAGGAAATGCTAATCCAGCTCGTCCACTTGCGGACAACGGTGAGTTCGCCATCCGAGTTCTTGACACGGCCAGCGAGGAGGAAGCGTACGGACGGAACCGGCTTGTCGCTCTTGCTGAACTTATTGGGAGGCAGGGAGGCCACCTGATAAGAGATGATGCAAGCGGACACGTATTCGTCCACGGGGAAGTTCACAAATTCAACGGGATTTGCGAGAGCGGATTTCTTATTTTCAGCCATTTAATAACTCCTTTAGTTGATGTTAGGCTATAAGTTGTTTCTCCATATACACAATATAGTTGCTTTATTTGCTCTTGTCCACTACGCTGGAAGCGATTTCGTTAAAAATCTTGATACGCTCGCCCATCGTCTTGTCAAGTTCATCAAACAGATTCTTCTGCTTCGTGAGCTTGCGAATCATGTTATAGCCCCCGATGATGGCTGCCGTGTTGAGGAGCAGCTTGCCAATCTTGGCGGAGGAGTTCTGGATGCGTTTGCGGTCTGCTTCGAGCTTGCCAGCGAGGACAAGTGCAGGATTCTTTTTCATTTTGTACCTCTTGTTAGGTGTTTGACTTGCGAACCCTATGTTCGTAAGTATCGGATAGACCGGACTCGAACCGGTGTCAAAGCCGTCGCAATATGCAAGTGCGAACGGGACTCGCTCCGACGCTTGCAGTCGTCGTCGAGCTGCCGCAACCACTGGGCTACTATCCGTGGTGAACCCTCGGTGCAAGTTTAACGGGAATTTAAGGGTTTGAGGTTGATTGTTCTAAATGCACCGAGGGGTGTGGCGTTATTGCCAGCTATCTTTTACCTGTCTATACCGTGTACTTGACGTAGCGTGTACCGGCCCCAGTCTTCAAGCACTCGTTGTAGATGTCGGGGTACTTGAGCTTGAGCTTGTCCTTGTCCACGGAGACGCTGCCCTTGCGTTCCACCCAGCTTGCAAATGTGCGACCGTCAGGGCGGTAGAGTCTCTGGGCATCCACCATCTTGTACTGGAGGGAGTTCTTGTAAGCCTCGAACTCTTCCGTCGCCCTGTCGGCAGCTTCCTTGAGTGCCTTGAACTTTGCCACTTCCTCGTCAGTCACTTCCTTTGCAGGGCCGGAGTGTCCGGTCTGGCCAGCCATCGCAGCGATGGTCTCCTTGTCCGCAGCGGTGAAGCCGAGCGATGCGGGTGCCTGCTTGAGCTGGATGCAGTCCCAGACACGGAAGCACTTATCAAGCATCTTGCCCACGAACACCGGATTGAAGTCCACCACTTTCTCGAACCACTGGTGACCGCAGATAAGCACGGAGAAGTAGGCACGGCGGATGCCAGTGACATACATCTGCCACTGAACCTGTGCATAGTAGCGGTCGGGAATCGGGTTCCACTTGCCTGCGTTCTGGCCAGTCTTGCACTCGATAATGACCGGCTTGCCGTCAGCGTCAAAGGCTTGGGCATCGAGGGAACACTTGGCCCAGTCACGCTGGTAGAGTCTGCCCTGCGTACACTGGCGGAAGTCGGGATGCTGTTCCATAAACTTCGCCACGAGCAAGTCTTCGATGCGGTGGCCCCATTCCATAAAGCCCTCAGGGTCAGACTGGTCGTCCTTGACCAGACCGAGCTTCTTGCCGTACACAGTCATAGGGCTGTTGTGGGAGTCTGGGAACATGATGCTTGCGGCTTCGGTAGCGGTGATGCCCTGCTTACGCCATTCAAGCCACTTGTCAGTTCCCTGTTCCGGAGCGTCCATAACCTCGTAGCGGAAGTCTGCATCGGATACAAGCACTGGGTCACACGGGAACATGTCGTCAGTGATGTCGGTACGGCCAAAGCAGTCAAGTTCCATCGTGAGGAGCTTGCCGTGGAGGTCGGTGGCCTGCAACTGGATTTCCTTTTCAGCGTCGAGACCGCAGTGAGGTGTCTGGGGAGCTTCATCCATTACCGGATTGGCCAGCGGATGAGGCTTAACATTGTCAGTGGTATGAGTCATGCTCTGTTCCTTTTTGCTGTCGCCATCGACCACGATTTTGGTGGAGCCGCAGGACGGGCAGAAGCGGTAGGCCCCGTCCCCGTACACTGTCTCGGCGTTCACCTTTGCATCGCAGTTGAGGCAGTTGATTTGAACTTTAGCCATTATCAGTCTCCTGCTTCACGGACTTGTCAAGGCCCAGCTTGATGTCGCACAGTTCGACCATACCGCTCGCCTTGCAGTTGGCGTAACGGCGTTCGCTATGGAACGGGGCAGTGCGGATGAGGCAGTCGTAGTCGTGCGTGTTCGGGTTGCTGACAGCACCGACGAGGTAGCCTACAGACTGGAGCTGGCCATTATTGTAGAAGACCTTGGGGCAGCAATCTTCGTTGAGCGGAGCGGCGAAGTCGTATTCACAGACGAAGCTGTCGTCCGAGCAGGTATTGACACGGAGGACACGGTACTTGGTGGAGTCGCCGTCGAAGCTAAATCCCACGAGGAAGCCGAAAGCGAAGTTGGCCGGACGG